TCAAAGAGAAACGTAGTGTAGGTAGACCTAAAGGTGATGCTGCTATCATCAATGAGTATAAGCTAAGGATGCTTAACTCTCCTAAGTCAGCCAAGGTCTTAGAAGCTATCTACGATGCAGCCTTGAATGATGAACATAAGAATCAAGCTGCTGCATGGAAGCTCATTGTAGACCGTATCATACCTGTGTCTGTATTTGATACAGCTAAAGCTTCTGGACAAACACCTCAGATCTCCATCAACATCTCTGGTTTGTCTAGCCCTACTGTTGATACTGTAGTAGAGGATGTACAAGACGTAGAAGCTCGGGAGGTAGACGAAGATGACTACCCTTGACTTTAAGCTTCTTAACTGGCAACAAGAGGTCTTTAAAGACACTCACCGATTCAAAGTTGTTGCTGCAGGACGTCGTTGTGGTAAGTCCAGATTGTCTGCTGTCACACTCCTTATTGAGGCTCTTAACTGTCCTGAAGGATCTAGCGTCATGTACGTAGCCCCTACATTAGGACAAGCCAGAACAATTATCTGGGACTTAATACATGAGCTTGGAAGGCCTGTCATCAAGTCTTCCCACGTTAACAACCTAGAGATTACTCTTATTAACGGGAGGAAGATCCTTGTACGTGGTGCTGATAACCCTGATAGTCTTCGTGGTGTCTCTCTTACTTATCTTGTACTGGACGAATGTGCGTTCATTAAGCAGGACGTTTGGGAGAAAATCCTACGTGCTGCTTTGTCGGATAAGAAAGGTCGTGCGCTCTTCATTTCTACTCCTTCAGGTCGTAATTGGTTTTACGATACTTTTAAGCTTGGTCAAAATGAGACTGACGAAGAGTGGAAGAGTTGGCACTTCACTACAGCGGACAATGAGACGATTGATCCTAAGGAAATTGAGGCAGCTAAACGTACTCTGAGTTCCTTTGCGTTCAAACAAGAATACTTATCCAGCTTCGATAATGCTGGTGCTGATGTCTTCAAGGCTGAGTGGTTCAAGACCTCTCCAGAGCCTCAGTATGGTGACTATGTAATCGCTATCGACTTAGCAGGCTTTGAGGAGGTAGGCAAGAATGCTGGAGCCTCTAAGAAGCGCCTAGACGAATCTGCCCTGGCTGTGGTCAAGGTAGAAGACAATGGCAACTGGTGGGTAGAGAAGATCCTTCATGGTCGCTGGGACATTAAAGAGACAGCAGTGAACATCCTCAAGTGCATCCGAGACTATCAGCCTATCGCTGTTGGTATCGAACGAGGAGCACTCAAAAATGCTGTCCTACCCTACTTGAATGACCTGATGCGTAAGAATAACATCTACTCGCACATTCAAGACCTCACCCACGGTAACAAGAAGAAGACTGATCGTGTTGTCTGGAGCCTGCAAGGGCGTATGGAGCATGGTCGTATCAGCTTCAACGAGGATGAGGATTGGGAAGAGTTCTTAGACCAACTGGTGATGTTCCCTACCGCAGGCGTACATGATGACTTGGTTGATGCTCTGTCTTATGTCGATCAATTGGCTGTCACTTCGTATCAGCAAGACTACGAAGATGATGATTATCAAATACTTGACCCCATAGCGGGCTATTGATATATGGAAAATAATAAAGATAAAGAAGAGCACGGCCAGTTCGAGGAGATGTCTGAGTCTGAGAAGGAGTTAGGCTCCTGGGTCAGTCAGCANNTGGCTCGAATATGAGCGTATCTTCCGTGGTATCTGGGATCCTGAAGACCGTACCCGTGACTCTGAGCGTAGCCGAGTGATCTCCCCTGCCACGCAGCAGGCTATCGAGACACGACACGCTGAGATCATGGAAGCTATCTTCGGTCAGGGCGACTTCTTCGACATCCAAGATGACATCCGTGACGTTAACGGTAACAGTTTAGATGTTGAGATGATCCGCTCTCAACTGATGGAAGACTTCAAGAAGGACAAAATCAAGAAAGCCGTTGACCAGATCGAGCTTATGGCTGAGATCTATGGTACAGGCATCGGCGAGATTGTCGTTAAGGTCGAAAAAGAGTTCACTCCGGCTACTCAGCCTATCTCTGGCATCGCTAATGCAGCCGCTATCGGTGTGATGGAGAAGGAACGAGTCTCTGTCAAGCTCAAACCTGTCAATCCTAAGAACTTCTTAATTGATCCTAATGCCGATTCTATCGAAGAATCTATGGGTGTTGCCATCGAAAAGTACGTTTCTATCCACAAAATCGTGGAAGGAATGGAACGAGGCATCTACAAGAAGCTCGATATTGGCTCTAACTACGAAGATCAGTCGCTTGAGGCCACTCAAGAGCTTAAACAGTACCAAGATGACAAGGTTAAACTGGTCACTTACTACGGTTTAGTGCCTAAAGAATACCTCTCTGGCAACGAAGAAGTGGAATATGAGGAGCTTTTCCCGGAAGGCTCTGAAGCTGAAGACTATAGCAACCTCGTAGAAGCCATTGTTGTTATCGCTAACGACAATATGGTGCTAAAAGCCGAGGAAAACCCTTACATGATGAAGGATCGTCCTGTTATTGCATATCAGGATGACACAGTTCCTGGTCGTTTTTACGGTCGCGGCACTGCTGAGAAGGGCTACAACATGCAGAAGTCGATTGATGCACAGTTACGTGCTCACTTAGACTCTCTGGCCCTCACTACAGCGCCTATGATTGCTATGGATGCTACTCGACTGCCTCGTGGCGCTAAGTTCGAGATTCGTCCTGGTAAAGCAATCCTCACTAACGGCTCTCCTAGCGAGATTTTATACCCGTTCAAGTTCGGTCAGACAGACGGCAATGCCGCTGCAACGGCTCAGAACTTCGAGCGTATGCTCCTGCAGGCTACAGGTACTGTTGACAGTGCTGGCATGCCCTCCAATGTTCCTCGTGACGCTGGCGCAGGCGGTATGTCTATGGCTATGGCTGGAATCATTAAGAAGTACAAGCGTACTTTGACGAACTTCCAAGAAGATTTCATGATTCCGTTCATCAAGAAGGCTGCTTTCCGCTATATGCAGTTCGATCCTGAGCGTTATCCCTCGGTTGATATGGACTTTGTTCCTACAGCCACTCTGGGTATCCTTGCTCGTGAGTTTGAACAGCAGCAGTTGATTGGTCTTCTGCAGACATTAGGCCCGAATACACCTGTTCTGCCTTTGATTCTCAAGGGAATCTTACAGAATAGTTCTCTTAGTAACCGTGCTGAGCTTATTCAGACTCTTGAGAAGATGTCTATGCCTGATCCGCAGGCACAACAAGCTGCTCAACAACAGCAACAGATTCAAATGGCACTTGTGCAGGCTGAACTGGCTGATAAGCAGTCTAAGGCTCAGAAGCAAGCAGCAGAAGCTCAAAAGGCTATGGTGGATGCTCAGACGGCTCCTCAAATCGCTCAGGCCAAGGTCATTGCAGCCTTGTCTAACAATCTGAACGAGAACAATGAGGGCGCTGACTTTGAACGTCGCCTTAAGCTGGCTGAGTTGGCTCTGAAGCAGGAAGACATTCGTAGTAACGAACGTATCGCTACGCTTCAGACACGAGCTAAGCTGATTAAGTAACAAACATTAACAAAGGAATAACCTATATGGCTCCTGACTTACAAAAGTATTATGAAGAACAGTTCTCCATGATGTCTACCCAAGGATGGGCAGATCTAGTGGAGGACTTTTTAAAGTTAAAAGCAAGTATCAACGATGTCACATTGACTACGGACACACAAGATTTATTTTACCGTAAAGGTCAACTGGATATTTTGGACTTGATTTTAAAGCGCAAGGAGACTGCTGAGCAGGTTTACGAGGAGTTGTCCAATGAAACGGATGTTTGACTTCCTTTGTGATTCTGGTCACGTTACCGAGCGTTTAGTAGATGACAGCGCAGGGTCAATCACTTGTCCCGAATGTGGTAAGGAAGCTGTCAAGGCCGTGTCTGCACCCACGATTAAGTTGGAAGGCTTCACAGGAGCTTTTCCAGGAGCTTATGACAGGTGGGCACGAGTAAGGGCTGAAAAGCTCCAGCAGGAGCGTAAAGCTTCTGCATAAAACAAGAACAGAAACGTAATGCTGAATAAACAGCACGTATCTGAATGTATAAATAAATTATCCTGTAATCCAATGTGGACAGGGAAAGGTTAGGTATGGCTTTAATTGATAACACTGAAGAACTGGGTCAAACAAGCGAGCTTGAGGACGTTAGTGACCAGCAATCCTCTGAAGGTGCTTCTAACGAAGTACAAGAGGAACCTGAAAAAGTAGAGATTCCCGAGAAATACAAGGGCAAGAGTCTTGAGGATATTGTGAAGATGCACCAGGAGGCTGAAAAGCTTATTGGTCGTCAAGCACAAGAGGTGGGCGAGGTTCGACGCTTAGCAGATGAGCTTTTGAAACAGCAACTCTCCAGCAACAAACAGAAAGCACAACCAGAAGTAGTAGAAACACAAGAGATCGACTTCTTTGAAGATCCGAAGACAGCAGTTCAAAAGGCTGTGGCTACACATCCTGACGTACTTGCAGCTAAGCAGGCAGCGCAGCAGTTAAAGGCTATGCAAACGCAGCAGCAGTTAGCAGCTAAGCATCCTGATTATACGCAAGTGGTCAATGATGGTGAGTTTATTGAATGGGTTAAGGCATCCCCTATGCGACTGAATATGTTCGCTATTGCCAATGCTCAGTATGACTTTGCAGCAGCAGATGAACTCTTGTCTACATTCAAACAGATTCGTTCGGCTAAGACAACCCAGACTCAAGAGGCTGGTAAGCAAGCTCTCAAGCAAAACTTGAAGGCTGCTTCTGTCGATGTCGGCGGAACTGGTGAGTCTTCCAAGAAAGTATATCGCCGTGCCGACCTTATCCGGCTACGCATGAATGACCCTGCACGTTATGACGCCTTACAAGATGAAATCATGGCAGCATACGCAGAAGGTCGAGTTAAATAAGTAATTTTTAATCACACAAATCACAACAGGAGATTTAATTATGGGTTTAGGTACTAATCACGTCACTACCACGACTTCCGCAACGTTTATTCCGGAAGTTTGGAGCGATGAAATCATTGCAGCTTACAAGAAGAACCTCGTTGCTGCTAACCTCGTCAAGAAGATGAACTTCAAGGGCAAGAAAGGTGACACCGTTCACATTCCGGCTCCCACCCGTGGCGACGCTTCGGCTAAAGCTGCTTCCACCCAAGTGACCCTGATCGCTGCTACCGAGTCTGAGAAGACCGTGAGCATCAACCAGCACTGGGAATACAGCCGCCTGATCGAAGACATCGTTGAAGCTCA